ATCATTAACCTATCTCGGGTTTTGATACGATATATATATATAGAATTTAGAAATAGCAATTAATATGAGACATAAAATGATAACTCTATGCCCGACTTCGTATGAAATAGCATCAAAAAGAGCTAACTTTTCAAAAGAAATTAGAAGATATTTGATGAATGCAGAGACTACCGACAACTTACGAGAAGAGATCAATTACCTGGAGAAGGAATTGCAAGCTCGCGAAGAACTAATTGACGATATTATTGATGGAAAGAAGGTATGGGTCAAGAATAAAGGATGGGTCAAGAACATGTACGATGAGGTGAAAGAATGATTATTGATGTGTTAAGATGTATTAAATGTAATAAAGCCAATTGCGTAGATCTAAGGTATATGTGGAATCATAAATTAGACACATATGAACTAGAATATCACTGTACAACTTTAGAAGGCGGGTGTGATTTTTACAGACTTTTACCTTTAGGAATCAATGAATCACACGACCATGGTCAAGAATTTATTAGGACGGCTTTTGCATGACTTGGCAATGCCCTGGCTGTCTTAAAAATAAACATGAACTGGCGTTAAAGTCTCGATGCTTAACACAAATTGCAGTAGAGAGATGGACTGGCTATTGCATTCGATGTTGTTGTGTAAACAATATCCGCGGTAAAGAGTGTGACGACCCTGGCTATCAGTGGTGGCTAAAAAATTAGTCATCAATTAAGTTCAATGGATCAGACACAACCAAACCTGCAGCTAGTAATTTCGATACCTCATACATTTTACCTATAGGAGTTAGTTTTCTTATGGGTAATGGGAAGTCGGGTAAGTCGTAAATATAGTCTAATGCGACTTGTGTTTTATCTGTAACCATAGGTTGAGTAAATGGTTCCAAAATTCTACGTGTACGAGAATGCTTTGGTGATTGAGAAGGACGTGCAACAACTAATTCAGATTGTTGTTTCAAACTATCCATACGACGCCAGGTCATACTTACACCTGATTAGCTAGTTCGTATGATCTCTTTAATCTCATCATGTACTCAAGTTTAGGTTCTGATGTAAGAGTACCAGGTATCATAACTCTTGCCGCAGGTAGTGATAATGAACCACTTGACCCGCTAGTTGTTATTAATCTGTAACAATAAAGTTTGTCAGCCGCGGTTGGTTCTAATGAAGAACCACTTTGAGAGCTAACAACTCTGTAAATACTGCCACTTCCAGTTCCGGCAGTAGTTGTATCATGGGAATAAATGATTTGATGTTGATGGATTAATGGATCTCTGTTAAGTCTGTACGCGATTCCCCCTGGCATGTTAAACCCTGGTAAATTTGCAGCTAGTTGATTTGGATTAAAGCCTGACATATCTAATGGTACAGAGCTTACTATAATTGAATCAACAACGTTTCTTTCTGTAGTATTAGTAAAACTTCCAATCACAGGCCCGCTTCTTTGTTCAAAAGAGCTGTAAGGATAGAATGTCTTTTTATCCATTGCATAACCAGATAGATCAATAGAAGTTTCATACAAATAGACGTTTATTCCTACAGTAATATATCCAGATGCCAGGAGAGTTCTCGAACCTTCAGCATCGGTAAGTCCCATAGGTGGAAACTCAGTTACTAATGTTCTTTGAATATCTTCTTCTTTACTCATTTCTTAGCCTCCTTCTTTTTCTTAGGTTTGGCTTTAGGTTTAGATTCTGGAAGAATACCAAACTGCAATAAAGAAGCTTCTAAAAGATTCATTTCTTTCTACTCCTTTTGAAAGCAGCAGACATTTTCTTTAGATCTAATCTTCCTTTTTTGTCTCCACGCTTAAACTTAATGTGGTTTGATTTGTTTTTGATGTATCGCTGCCATGCTGATAGTTTACGTGTAGTTCCTTTGGTCGCTTTAGCCACTTTCTTAGACGTAGACTTAACAGTGCTAACAGTCCGCTTAACATCGCCAATAAGTTCTCGTATTTCATCGAGAGTACCCTCTATCTTAACCAAGTGAATCACACTCAGTTATCACTAGCGGTTGATTGTATTGCGATTGCCATCCAGTCTTCAGAGGATAGTTTAACAACTCTGCATCGGATTCTAACAGTACAGAACATGTTTCCTGTACCAACTGCTACACCATCATTTCCAACAGTTAGATACAATGTATCATTAACGACCATAAATGCTTCAGACAAAGCAGCAGGGCCAAAGTTATCTGGATATAGATCGGAGAATTGGCTTGAGATGTTATTGGCATCATCAATGTTCAATGCTCCAGAACTAATTAGACTTTGATTATCAGCTCTAACAAAAGCAGTTCCAGCGTTTAGATCAGTTAATTGTTGAGACAAAGTACCATTGCCAGCCAAGAATGAATTAACATCTTGACCGAAATCGCCATCTCTTTGCCAAATAAAATCAACTGACTCTATTGCTATTGCTTGACCTGTTGGAACATTAACGTATGCTCCTAAGTCTAGTGTTCCTGTTACTCTTGTACCATTAACTGCTGCTGCTGGTAGTGTTACTGTCTCGGTTAGGTAGAAACTACCTGTCTTTGCTTTCGCCATGATCCCTTGGCATACTTGACGGTTATTAAACTAAACGAACATGTTCGCATCTATCCAAGGATTAAATCTTCTTTACTAAAGCACGCCATAGATACTATCCCCGACACACCCACCCCATGCTAGATAGCCATCTATCATTAACCTATCTCGGGTTTTGATACGATATATATATATAGAATTTAGAAATAGCAATTAATATGAGA